TTACCTGCCTAGAAGACCTTGCAGCCCGCAGCGAAGCAAGTAAGTGCAAGTGTGGGGCTAATTAGGTCTCTCTCCTTTTTATAAGATTGAGGTAGAGGCAAGAGGCCTCCTGCCTCACCACAAATTAAAAAAAAAACATCTCTATGTTTGAGCCCTCCTGACTGGTTGCCACCAAGTCCGGGAAGGCAGCCAAGGTCAGGGCTGCCTGCCAATGTGGTTAATTATTACACTTGGGAACCACAGGCGGCGCGTGGCTGCTCGCCAAACACAGCAGTAAATTGAAGGAAGTTGACTCTGTGTGATCATTGTGACCAGCCAGGCGAAACAGAGACACGCGACCAAACAAGAGAAAGCAAGTTACTGTTATTTCTTGTAAGTAAAACTTAATTTTTTAATTCTTTTTAGAATGGGAGGCCTTTTGTCTTCCTTGGTGGATATGATTGTGATGGCTACTGAACTAAGTGCAGCATCGGGATTGACAATGGAAGCTCTACTAACTGGGGAAGCCCTAGCTGCTTTAGAAACGGAAGTTTTTTCCCTGATGACTGTAGAAGGCTTGTCAGGAATAGAAGCTTTAGCTCAGCTTGGGTGGACTGCTGAACAGTTTTCAAATATGGCATTCATATCAACTACTTTCTCAAATGCCATAGGATATGGTGTGTTATTTCAAACAGTCTCAGGAATTAGTTCACTAATTTCCGCTGGGATTAGGTTGGGAACAAGTGTTTCTTCTGTAAACAGACATCAAACTGAGCAAGAACTTGAGACTATATTTGGAAAAATAGCTCATCTGATTCATGTGAACTTGGCTTTCCATCTAAATCCTTTTAACTGGTGTGAGTCCATAGGTGGGACTGTTCCCACAGAATTTAATTTCCTGTCTTTAGATCAGCTAAGTAAACTAGGAGTTGTTATTGAAAATGGGCGGTGGGTAATTCAAACTACCCCCAGCTTTGATCCTATGTTTGAAAGTGGAATATTGATTGAAAGGTATGAGCCACCTGGGGGAGCATATCAAAGAGCCACACCTGACTGGATGCTCCCTTTAATTTTAAGGTTAAATGGCGCCTCCCAGGAAAAGACCCCGGTGTGCCCCACCAAGTAAAGTAACTTGTGTGCCAAAGAAGTGTCCTATACCTACTCCAGTGCCTAAATTGCTGGTTAAAGGAGGAGTTGAAGTTTTAAATATTATTACTGGGCCTGATGCTACTACTGAAATTGAACTCTGGTTAGAACCCAGGATGGGTGTAAATGCTCCAACAGGTGACAGAAAGGAATGGTATGGCTATAGTGAAGTGATACATCATGCAGATGGGTATGACAACAATTTGCTGAGTGTACAGATGCCTCAATATAGTTGTGCAAGGGTACAATTGCCTATGCTGAATACTGACATGACCTGTGAAACACTCATGATGTGGGAAGCTGTGTCATGTAAAACTGAGGTGGTAGGGATTGGCTCACTGATAAGTGTACATCTGCTTGAGGCTAAAATGGAGGCAGGACCTAATTCAGATGGGCCTTCTAGACCTATAGAAGGCATGAATTATCATATGTTTGCTGTTGGAGGAGAACCTCTAGATTTGCAAGGTATAGAAAGTAATGGGCAAACAAAATATGCTACTGCTATACCAGCCAAAAGTATACATCCAAATGATATAGCTAAACTGCCTGAGGAAGATAAGGCTCAACTTCAAGGCCTAGTCCCAAAGGCTAAAGCTAAGCTTGATAAAGATGGATTTTATCCAGTAGAAGAATGGAGCCCTGACCCCTCTAGAAATGAGAATTCTAGATATTATGGATCTTTTGTAGGAGGTCTACAAACCCCTCCTAATTTGCAATTCACAAATGCAGTAAGTACAGTACTTTTGGATGAGAATGGAGTAGGCCCTCTGTGTAAGGGGGATGGTTTGTTTGTGTCTTGTGCAGATATTTGTGGTGTCTTGGTAAAGGCAGACAATGAAGCTATTAGGTACAGAGGCCTACCCAGATATTTTAAAGTAACTTTGAGAAAAAGGGCTGTAAAAAATCCATATCCTATAACCAGCTTGCTGGGAAGTCTATTTACAGGCCTCATGCCTAAAATGGATGGACAGCCTATGTCAGGGCCTGATGCTCAGGTTGAGGAAGTGAGAATTTATCAAGGAAAAGAGGGTCTTCCTGCAGACCCTGATATGAAAAGATATATTGATCAGTTTGGTCAGGAACAAACCCCTACTCCAACCCCAGCAGCCCCTGCAGCTGTTGCAGCTCTTATGGAAAAGTGGAAGGAAATGTACTCAGAGGAACATAAGTTTGACCAAATACACAAGTGGGGATTTAGCTACCCAGGATACCTATTTACAGAGAAGGAATCTGCAAAACAGAAACCACGAGAGGTCCAAATGCCCCAGAAGACCCAAACCCAGGGGACAGAAGTGCTAACAGAGCAAAACCTAATTACTGAAGAATATACAACTTCTGCTTCTCCCCCTCCATCTCTTGGCGGAACAACAGATCTGCAAAAATTACCAGGCACTGAATCTGTTTAAACTTGAATATATGTTTATTAAATGTAATAAAGTTTAATAAAGTTAATGAATATCAATTATCTCCTTCATCTATTAAGTCAGTTAAAGGGCTTTCTCCCACTTCAATGTTTTCAAGCATTTTACAAAAGTCAGAATGGCTTACAGTCTTTTCAATTATACATTTCCAATTAGCAATTTCTTCTTGTAGAGACACAGCAAATTTTTTCACAGGGGTATACCAAATTAACAAAAGAAAAAGAGTGAGGCCTTTCTGTAAAATTCTATTAGCTACTAGGCCTGGAGTTTTGTCTACAGCAGACTGTAAATTTGGTCTGCTTACAAAATCTAATTTTAAGCTAAACCTCACAAAGAGTGTCTGGGGCATAAAATATTCATTCATTGTCATTACACAGGGGGGAAATACCTGACTTCTTTTGTTCATATGCTTTTTTTCCAAATTTACTGGGACAGCTCCATCTAAATAGTCTCTCATATTATCCAAGTTAGAAATGCCCTGGCCTGGCTGTAACTTTTTATTGAGCATATTTTGACCTTTCACATCCTCAAACACTACAAAAAATCTGTCAATTGCACAACCAAGTTCAAAGTTCAGCTTATCAGCTGGACAATTCACATTTAAAGATCTTCCCCCTAATAAATCAACCAAAGCTGCTGCAAAAGTAGTCTTTCCACTGTTCACAGGCCCTCTAAATAATATATTTCTTTGCTTAGGAATATTTTGAGTTAGTAGTTTTAATATTTGAAATAATATATCATCAAAGTTCTCAAAGAGATTTGCATACCAAGCTACTCCTGCCATATGATCATATATTTCTAATGTATCTAATGCCTGCAAAGCTTTTAACTGCTTTTGAAAGCACATAGCTAATAACTCCTCTCTGGTACTCTCAGTTAATAATAACCTTCTCTTTGCTAACACTATATCACTGGCTTGATTACAGATTGACCTTTGACTTTTACATGCCTCAAACAAAACAGCATTTTCATGATGAGCCTTATGATAGTCATGAGCTTTTGTTTTCTGATGCTCACATTTCAAACAAGGAAATGGTTGAGCAAAATCAAGATAGTGAGCTAAGATTAATAAAGGGTCATCTATATCAGCCAACACAGCAAATTCAGCCACCTTATTCCAATTACAGTTTTCTTCTTTTTTATCTTCAAAATCATAACTAAACAGTCCATCTTTGTTAGCTTTAACTTGGGAAAAAGGAGGTTTACATAAACATTGATAACATTCCAAAGGCTTAAGCACAACTTTACAAATAAGAAAGCTGACAGTACAAAACTGTTGGCAAAAATTTTTCATGGCTGAGACCCTATGTTTTGCAATAGTCATAACTAAAACCAGACCCCCTCCCACATTTGCTCCTTCAGTTAATTTATGCAAGCTTTTAAATTCTATTTTAAACTTGTCAATTTTCTCATACAGCAAAGAAGCTTTTTCTAAAGTACTATATAAAATAAATGCATTTACTGTTTTATTGCTAAATATAGCGTGACTGACAAAATCAAACAAACAAGAAGGCAAATCAGAAGGACTATCAGGACTTTTCCTTTTTTGTTTTGGTGGTGTGCTCGCAAAGCTTGTTTGCGAGTCAGTATAAGATCCATCCAAATCTTCAGTACCTCTTCTTCTCTTTGGTGGAGACTCTCTCTCAGTCTCTGTATTTCTTCCTGCAGAAGAGCTTCCGGATGCAGACGAACTCTCGGGGAATTGAGGCTCACTGAACGGCGGGGGTACTTCTTGGGAGGCAGTGGAGGTGGAAGGGGTTGGGGTGGAAGTAAAGGGGAAAGAGTTGTATCCTGAACTTTGGGTTTCATCTTCTTCATCAGAGGAGGAGGAGATGGGGGACTCATCACAGTGTAGATCTGCTCTCGAGTCAGACTTTTCATTGGTAAATACTGAGGAGCACCAGCTTGCATATCTCTTTCTGAAGTTGGCGCTGCCATAGGAATCAGAAAAGACCTGCAAAATAAAAAAATTAAGTATTGGATTTAAAAAATTGAATAAATTTAAAATAAAAATACTTACTAGGAGACAATTGTAGCAAAGCGGCAGGCATCTGAGCAATCACATGCTTCCATATCTCAAAGGTTTTCCAGGTTTCTCTCAATCCAAACCACAGAATAAAGCAAGAAAAGCAGAAGCAGTTTCCCCAGGTTAAGCACCTTTTTTTCCCACAAAGTTTTATCTGTCTATGTTGATTATACAAACAACTAGTAATGCAAGAACAAGAAGTAGGTCCTTTCAGCAAGCATTGAGGGCTTCTTAAAAATAATTCATGAAAAACTTTAGGGCTACAGCATTTTAGCAGTGAAGAATCATAACAATCAGAAAAAGAAACTTGACATACCTCTGAGTCTCTTACTTCAATGAGACCCTCTTGAAATTTTTGCCAGAGAGAATTTAAAAGCATCATTTTTTCACTGCTACCTCCTTTGTCAGGATGATAGATTTTAGAAGCCCTTTTATAAGCAGTTTTCATTATAGGAAAATTCCCATAAGCATATCTGGGTATTCCTAAAAGTTCTATAAGCATTTCTTTATCACTCTTTTCCAGTACTTTCTCCATT